GACCTGATATCCAGCACTGTTCTGGATAATCCAAGTCTTGTTAACCGTGTTAGGGGCCAGAGTGACTGTGTTAGTTGCGGTGGTAGAACCTGTCAGCGTCAGAGCATAAGCTCTTGCAGCATCGGAAGCGCCATCAGCCATCGTAATGGTGTGACTTGTTCCTGTAATTGCCTCTGAACCACTCCCCCATGCCTCGGCTATCAACTCGAGGTTAGTGTTGGTAGTAGCGCCCCATGTCCCTGACTGTTCACCAGTACCAATTTCTTCGAGCCTTAAATCGTTTACGTATGTGCTAGCCATAATTTTTTCCTACGCAGCTATATCTTCCCAATCAGGGGATTGTGAAGGAGTAACCTCTGACCAAGAGGGAGATTGTGATGGTGTAGTAGCCGACCAAGAAGGTGTTTGGTCCGGTATGAGGCTTCCCCAAACAGTGACAGTGCCAAGATCGGCTGTGGCCGCAAGTCCTGTAACCGTGTAATTAGAGTCTCCTCCCGTAACCGCGTTGCCAACACCTCCCGTAAGCGCATCAGAAGTAACTTCGATAGTATTGTTAGTAGAAAGCGAAATGCTGCCAAGGGCAGTAGTACCAGCCGTACCAGTAGCCGTGACATTAGCAACACCAGTGACAGTGACCGAACCAAGCCCGGAAGTAGCTGCGTTCCCACTAGCTGTAACCCCCGCTGCCGCACTAACCGTAACTGAGCCAAGGCCCGTGGTCCCTGCATTACCTGTAGCAGTGACTCCCGCTGCCGCCGAAACGGATACCGAACCGAGAGTACCTGTACCGGCATCACCTGTGACAGAAACTGTGACATCGACAACGCCGCCCCATGTGGACGATCCCCATGTGCTATATCCCCAAGTCCCTGCCATACCTTAACCATTACGCAATTCTGATGATGGCGTTACTGGCATCTGCAGCGGGAAAAGTGATCGTGAAATCACCTGCCGTCGAAGTTTTGTCCCCACCAAAAGCCAGCACCGCAACCGCCCTATTAGCCGAGCCCGCTGTCGTACTGCTGTTATAAATCACTGCACCGTTGGCCGTGATTGTCGAAGAACTCCATGTTGTATCCGAAAAATCGGTCAATGCGGTCGTACCGCTTGTACTGGGATCGACATTCGTCAGCGTGTTTCCTCCAGCACTGTAGTTCGTGCCAGAAACCTCGTTGGTGGTGGAATAAGCCGTTGTTGATGCCGACAAAGAAGCACTCGAGGTATAGAGCGCAATTTTGAAAGTATTACCCGTACCCGTTGTGGTGGTTGTCCCGCCACCTGATCCATTGTGAAAGTTGTGTATGCCCTGCAACAGCTCACTCTTGAAGGAGGTACACATTGCCTGAGTTATAGCCATTACAGCCTCCGTAAAATTTCGGCCATGTCCGCATGGCCCTGTTTAACAAGAAGATTATATAACGTAGTCCGATCGCTATTTATCGCATCTTTACAAGAAGCTAAGATAACATGGTAAACCCGGCTCTTAAATGCCTCGGCCTGGGCTTTGACCATAGGATCAACCCCCTCTGAAACGGCGACTATTTTACGAACTGCGCGCTCCGCGATCTCCTCCGGAGTAAATCCGCGGTGTTGGGTGGTTTCTACCCCTACACCGTTAACCTCTGCCTTAACCTCAACTGAAAACATATTATTGCTTTGGCCTCACTACCATTCCGGTTCTGTACTGATCGGTGACTTCCTTTGATTCACCGAGCATCTTGACAGCTACCATCGCTTCGCTAAATCGTTTTTCGTATTCCTGCATCAGATCCGGTTCGCCCTTCATGAAGGTGTAGGCTTCAATAAGACTACCGTAGAGCATCGCTTGTATAGCGTTGGTGCTTAACCACGTAGTCCCATCACTAGCCCCCGCAGTCAAACTGGCGGGTCTATAAAAATAATGAAGCTCCGAGGTGTAAGAGCTGTCCGGAGTTGGTGCAAGAATAAAGTTGTCTACGTCAAATTGCGCATAGTACCGAGGGCTGCCCGTGGTACTGCTGTTAGGATTAAATGTCTGAACAAAGTTAACGTCCTTGAAATCCAAGAAATTCTTGACGCTGCTAGACGTATAAGAAAGAGAAAACGGCGCCAGGAAATCACTCGGGCAAGCCAGGTACTGATTAGAACTGGACATGCCTCCTGACACGTTCTTACGGAACAGGCTCAATTCAGCGTTCTTCAGAATTCGCTCTTCCGCGTTCTTTATAAAAATGTCCAAATTATTGGTAAACGTGGTTTCATCGTTTTCCGTGTAATTCTGGATAGCCGTCTTCAATGTGGCGTAGGTAAAGCTCATGTCGTAGTCACCGTGACCTGTCCAACAACAGCAAACGCCCTTATCGGAGTGAAGGTCTTCTCAGATAATAAAGGGGTGTCTACATAAACCACTACTGGCTCTACTCGATCGGGCCGGGGGTTTTTCAGCGCCTGTGGGTCAGTTACCTTGCGAAACGGGCCTAACTGCGGCTGTTTGGGCTCATACTCGTCCGGCCCCACCAGCATTCCCGTCCACTCCTTCTTCATGGTATTCAGGCGATAGCGGAATCCAGAGCGGTCTGAGATTCCATAAGCGAGTTTGCCTAAAGCATATTTAGCCATAACTGAGTCCAGGAGTGATGGTAAGAGAAGCTCTGTCCCGGTCTTCTTCCATCGCCCGGTTAAATTCCTCATCATAAATTGCTTTCAGCAGTGGAATTCTGTCCGGAGCGCGCTTAATAGACAGGTAATAAGCTAGTCCGGCTGCCAAACAAGGGTAAAACCGGAAAGGTATCTGCAGTGTATTAGTGTAGTCATCGGCATCGTCCATTCGGACAAGGCGATCAAACTTAATAATGTCTGTATTGTTCTCGGGCGTCGGCCACACCTTGAGAACAGGCGTTATCTGCCGATCGAGGAAAAACTGAGAGGGCCTGCCCGTTTGAGCCTTATTAGGGATACCCAAGTAATCATCCCGGCTAAGTCGAGTAATGGCGTAATCCGTGCTGTCTCGAGTAATAACCGCAGACAGGATGTCTATCGTTTTTTGAACCGTTGTCAGGTCCACCGCCGCCGATAAAGTAGTGGTGGCCGAGCTGGTTCCCCCCGTAAGCGTCTCACCACTGGTAAAGGTGCCCGAGGGAATGGTGATCGCCATTGTGGTAGAGGACGGCAGACTTGTAATAGACGCCGTAGCTGCACTGCTTCCACCAGTAATCGTTTCCCCTACCGTGAAGCTGCCACTAGCACCCACGGTCATAGTCAAGGTGCCCCCTGGATAATCACTAATGTCCTCGGCCAGCGTGATAGAGGTCTGCTCGATGGTCCATTGGTTCAAACCACGATTAGACCAGTCTGCCAACATGAGGTTGAGCGATCGGCGCGCGGTCTTCAGATCATAGCCGGTACGCACTTCCAGGCCGCACCGCTCAAACGCCTCTTCGACGTAGCTCGCTACGTCCAGCTCAAAATCAACAGAGGAGGAGGTTGCCATCTATTTTTTTCTCTTTTTAGCCATGCCGCCGCCGCGCATCTTGCGGACACCGGTTTTCTTTACCATGCCGCCGCCTCGCATTCGTCGGACCCCTGAACAGGCGCCCCTTCCAAGATTAACCCTTGTTCCCGAGTTGTTTTTAACCACCTACTGCCTCCTCCTGCAATTTGTTACAAAGAGCGGCCCTTGCTTCAAAAGAAGGAACGGTACTACCTTCAAAATAATGCTCGTAGTAACCGGTTTTCCGCAGCTTATCAGAGGCTTCCTGCAGCTTTGACAAGCGTTGAATGAAGATCATGGCATATTCTGTATCTACCTCGGGCTCAAAGGACCCGTCATCTATATCTTCATTCGGCTCATCGTCCGGGTGAAAGCCCATGACCCACATATCTTTCTGAATAACGAACCCCTCTGAAATAGCCCCATTCAAGCCCCATAAGTATTCATGAAACTTCTTTGAACTCTTTTCGTAGATCAGATCCACCAAAATAACTACGTCATAACTGTCGTCAAACGTAGAGACGATGGTGTACAGAGGCTGATAGCTGGCGCTGTATTTGAAGGAGAACCCTACTTTGTCCTCCTCCCACGCCTTCTTGGCATAAGCACAAGCGGGCAACCCGCCGTATTCCTTATTCGGGCTCTCTAGCGCGTGTCTTGACCAATCTCTGATCTCGCCACTAATTTCCTGCTCTAGCCCCGGATAGAAAGAAGAAATACGGCTCATGAGTTACCTTTTAAGCATGGAATACCGTCATCGTACCAAACGTGGAAACCGTGTACTGAACATAAAGCCCGCTGGCATACAACAAGCCTTCGTCCGGAATTGTTACATCCCTTGTTGACGTAGCAGAAGCAACAGAGCCGATCTTCAACTGAGACGTCCCAGCAGGAGACGAAGTGGTGAAACTCAATGTCCCTGCCGTTCCAGAACAGACAATGGAAAGACCGTCCATCCTGCAACGCCCTGCAAATATCACATCACCGGCAGCAGCATTTATTCCTGCAGAAACATTACCGGCAGGATCACCAACTGCAGCGATCGCAGTAACGGTCTTAAAATACTTAGCTCCCGTTGCCGTACCGGCATTAGCTCCCGTGATACTCTCGGTCTGAGCATCCCCGTTTACGTCTGTTCCAGTAACCGTAAACGAAATTCCGCTATCATCTCCCGCGCTCAGGATAGTGACCACTCGACCCGAATCAAAAGTGCAGGAGCCTCCAGAAGCTAAGGCTCCTCCAATAGTCAAGTTTGCGTCCTCTCCTACCGCGGCAGCGGCGGATATTCCATCGGCATCCAGAGCTTGAGTGTCTGCCGTAATAAAGACAGCTTTTACATCAGAACCTGACATAGCTCTCTCCTATTACGCTAGATTACTCAAACGGGGTTGCTAGTGTGCCATCACCATGAAGATACGCTTCACAATGCCAAACAGCGGCGGTAGTAGCCACTAGACGAATCACGCCACCCACAAGCCAGCCCTGTGCTGCTGAACCCAAATCAATGGTGTCATCATCACTAGCATCAGGGATAAAGGTGTTATTGTCGGTAGCCGTTGCCGGATCAAAAATGTAGGCAAAACCAGAAAACAAGTCACTGGCATTATCCGTATTGATCTGCCCTGCACCCGTGAACGTGGTGCCAACAATAAACGTATAGTTCAGGCCAGCCGCTGCCGTAGGAAGCGTGACCACAATGCCTGCAGCTCGGTTTAACGTGTAAACCGTGCCCGAATCAGTGGATTCAACGCTGTGAGTAGCAGAGGTGATACTACTGACGTTGGAATAAGAGGAAACATAGCCCGTTGTGGTGATGTTGCCACTGGTGTCTATGTCCAGATTAGTGGTGATGGCTCCAGTTCCGGAAGCCTTACTAATCTGCTCAAAGCCGTTCTCAGATCGAACGGGACCATTAAAAGTCGTATTAGCCATGTCTATCTCCTGTCTTGGCTAGTGTCTACTGCACTATGCAGTAGTCAGGAGCGTAAGATACTACTGTAAAAAGAAAAGGGCGGCAATAAGCCGCCCTTTTCACGTCCCCCTCAGTGGGTCTAGGCGCCGGGCGTCCCAAAAACGGATCTCCAGTCAGAAACCCCAAAACTGTACCGCTCTCTGGCTTTGAACCGAGAGTTTCCAGTGTCGAAGTCGCCTTCCATCGCCGTCTTAATCGGGGTGCGCTGGAACAGCTTGAAGCCGTTTGGCGCATCCGTCTTAATGAAGAACGCATCGGTATCCGTCAGGAAGTGGTTGACAACCGCTCCGTCAGGGACCATTCCCATTGATTTAACAGCGTTGACATCGTTGTCTGCTGTCGCTGGTCGAAGGTTTGAGGCAAGAGTGCGCTCTGCTATGAACTGCAGCTCTTTCGGAATGACTAACTTCATTCCTCGAACTGCAATCTTCAAGCCGCGCTCATCTGTCAATCCAGCAATATCAATCAGCATTTGCTCCAACGAGGTTTCGTTCAAATCCGCTGCCGTAGACAGAAGATTCCGTTGGTCGCCACTAATTGATGGATGCGAAGAAGAACAGAGTGCCGCACCGTCTCCTACCGGGTAGCTCGTCGAAAAGGCGTTGTTCAAAATAGAAGCAGCTTTGATTTGCTTCGATTGAGACATGGATCGCGCGAGCGCACGGGTATAACGTGCAGCTAGACGGTCATATAAGTTGTCCTCAATCGCTTCTTCTGTGATTGAAAAAGCCAGAGCTATCGTTTCGTGCGTATAACGTGCAGTGAATGTCTCCTGCGCGTCATCGAAGGAGATGGCGCTACCTTCAGCCTTAACGGGAGCAGTCCCGAAGCCTGAAAGCATCGTCTCTTCCTCGAACGCTCGATCCGAAGATTCCTCGGTAAAGATTTCTGCGTGCTCTTTCTCGTACCGGTCGTACTCAAGCCCGAATAAAGCATTTAATCCGGGTTCAAGCTCTTTCGCTAGTTGTGCTCGTGAAATAGCCATTTATCCCACCCCCTTAAATGCCAGTCGAATCCGCAGTGGTCTGCGAATCAAATCGACGGGTTGAGGCATTAAAGTGAGCGTTTAGCCGGACCAGCAGCGGAATTCCTGCCGCTGAATAGTCGCTATTCGCATCGTCATCAACGATACCCACAATACGCAACGGCAGTGTGGCTGTTGTTGCGATCGAAGATACACTCAATGCTGAGTTAGACCTTCCCGTATCGGTAGAACCGGTACGAGCCGAAGTCCCAAGTGTGGCGTTTGCAAATACTCCAGCGAGAGCGGTAGCTCTGTTAGTAAGACTTGCATCTGACGCAACTTGGAACAGTTGGTTCGGATTGTCCGCGACATACGCCCTTACAGGGTGATTTGTATCAACGCTTACGCTTCCAGAACCAGGCCAATAATTAAGCCACACGGGCTTTTTCTTGGTCGAATCATGGTACATCACACCTGTTAGTACCCCCAATGCCTGAGTTGTGCCACCGGAAGTCGCACCCGCGTAATCAATAACGCCAGCAGCTAACGGAACACAGATACCAAATTGGTAAATAGCATTAGTGTTGTCAGAGGCGATCTCATACTCGGTAACACCCGTAGAGTTCGCACCCCCACCAACCAGACCAACAGGACGAAGACCATAGGCAGTTTCTTGATTTGCCATTAGATTGTCCCCTCGTCTTTAATAATAAGATTGGTACACGTTATTGCTTATTACGTGGACCACCAAAAGTTACTCTTGACTGACGATCCGGTTTATTGATCGACATCGAAGAGTGTGCATTCTCACGCATCATATCGTGGTCAACAGCTTCGAGCTGGTCAGCATGGCGCTGACTAAAATAGTTGTTGCGCTCTTCTACTGTCTCTAACGGTATACGTGCAAGAAGCAAACCGCCGGAGCCAAATATGCCCTCATGTTTCCCCGATTCAATAACCGGGGCCTCAAAATCAGGATATTCATCCTTCCGTACCAGTTCATAGCCTTCGCGTAAACGCCCTGAAATGTTTTGCTTGTCTTCCCAGCCTCTAACTTCAGCGCGTATCCAGCGATGCTTGTAACCATCCGGTGCAGGAGGGGCATCTAACATTGACGGTGGTTGCCACGGCTTACGCCTAGTCGTAGCAGCCCTAGTTGTTTTAGCGCGAGAAGTACGCTGGATCGCCTTCAAATCCTCTGCAGAATTTTTAGATTCCTTAGTGTCTTTGGTAGCCATCAAGCCTGCTCCTTCACGTACTTAGCGTATTCTTCCAGTGGCACACCCAATTTTTTGGCAATCGTTACCTGGCTCGGGGTGAGTCTAACCTTTTTGCGCCCAGTCTTACTTCCGCGAGATACACTGGCTACTGTCTGAGCGGTCTTCTTGCCAGTATCTTCCTCGAATTTATGTGCAAACTCATTCTTAATGCGTTTGTCAAGCTCATGATAATAGTCGTCTGACTGAGGGTCAAATCCCTCTTCCTCCACAAGTTTTTTATGGATGCCAAACGCTGCGAAGGTCATGGTGTAATCTTCGCCAAACCATTCATTCTTAGAGGCCCACCTTTCAGCCTTCGGATCTGCGGGCTGTGGGGGAGCTTGTGTTGGGGTTGGGCCAAGCTGCTGTTGCTGCTGTTGAGCCTGCGCCTCATAAGCCGCCTTCTGCTGCTCCTGCTGAAGTTTTGCCTGCTCATAACGATCAGCGGCGACCGCTAACTGGGTCAATTTACGCTGGGCATCAACCGTGGCCTGCGAATCACCCGTTTCTACAGCACGTTTAAGCTCCGATTCGACTTGAGTTTGTTCCGCCGAAATACGGCCCCCATACTCACTGAGGTAGCTTTGATCTAACTGTTGTAGCTGCGTTTTAGCCTTATCGGCTTCGGCCTTCACCGTTTGGGCATACCGAAGGGCTTCTTCTCGCTCACGCTCCGTGTCTTTGACCCGCTTAGTGAGCTTATTTATCCTTTTTTGGACACCCTTGCTGTACTGCTCCTGCTCGCTTTCCTCAGTAGCTTCAGGCTTGTCCTTAACTTCGGTATCCGCAGCCTGCTCAACCTCTTGGGCTTCTACCTCAACCACTTCCTCTGATTCGGTAATATCTAAAGGAACTTGACCCTTTTCAGCCTCTTCTACAGCCGGTGTTTCTGCGGTAGCCATGCGTGCCCTTCTCCCTAATTATGTAGAATGTCTTCTGGATTGTTGATCGTAGCTAAAACTTCATCGTCATTCAGAAGTCTGACTTCTCCACCTTCAATCTTAAAGCGTGATCCAGCATACCGGGCAAAGATAACCCACTGTTTTTCTTGGCACCAGGGGCCTTCTGGAAATTTTTCCTTGTCAGCATAAGCCAAGGGACCCATTTTAAGTACATAACCTGCTACGGTTTGTATCTGAGTCTCATCCAGAGTCTTATCTGAAAACAAAATACCACTTTTGGTGGCTTTAGGAGGCCGGTAAGGAAGAATCAAAATTCTCCAACCCGCTGGTGCAGGTAAACGCTCTAAAACGGGTTGGTCAATTAGGGAGGGGTCAAGGGTTTTTTCGCTAGCTTCTACATACAAAGAATCCAGAAGCTCTTCTTTTGCGGCGGTTTCAGGCATCTAATTTTTCCTGTTTTTCTAGCATATCGGAAAGCTCCTGGCGCATTAAATTCAAGCCATTCAGCTCGCCCATAAGTTCGCGATACTGCTCCATGTTCTTGACGCCGTTGTTCTCTAATTTCTCTCTTATAAGAGAACGTCTTTCCCGAATCAGCGTAAAAACATACTGGACAACATCGACTTCATCCATATCTGCGATCTTACATCATCAAATACAGTCTTACTACCTCTTATAGCTAAACATTCTGCCATTCCTTTCCTTCAAATAGCAGCGATTCCGCTTCTCGGCGACGAACCAGACCAGCAAGAACCTTTCCCCCGGCCTTGTCCCACCTTTTTATTTGATTGGGGACGTCATCAAAATCCTTTTTGTTCAAACGCTTCAGCATCGTTGATGACCTTAGATTTGTTGGCCCAAGGTTGTAAACCCACGCGACCAGAGCATCAAACTGGTTTTGCTCGAGATCGCACTCAACCATGTCCCTGATATAGCCTTCATACTCATCAAGCTCTGAAGCAAGCATGTCCTCGGCTTCGTCTTGAGTGATTTCTTGGCCTTCCTCAACACCTTTAGTATGCCCGTAACCGATCGTCCAAACGCCTACAGAATCTTGGTAAGCCTTTAACTCACAGCCCTCAAACTTTTTAATAAGGTCCAAACCTTCTTGCGATATGTTCAATGCTCTATCCTACTAACGTGTTGTCACTTATCTTTTTAACCTTCTCCCGGTTCTCGATGTGCGCCGCAGCAATGTCTTCCTTGGATTGGCCGTGGTAAGGGACCGCGTGTCCGACCTCACACATGAGGTCATTAACACAGACCCCATCGGCATTAACCAGCTTACCCAGTATCCTTCCAAACTTACCTCTGCCACCTTTGCTGGTTTCGATGGTGATCTGGTAATCCTCCGCTTCAATGAAGTCCACCAGGAACTTCTTCGCCAGCAACCCGTACTTCTTCTCAACCTTATCTCGGGTACGCGATTCCGGCGTATCAATGCCATAGAGTCGGATGCGCTGCTTGGAGAGGATGACTTTGAAACCTAGATCAATGTCGCAATCCACCGTGTCACCGTCGATAATCCGCGTGATGGTGGCCTTGTATTGATACATCAGTCAGCAACCTTCAATTTGATCCAAGGTATAGATTTGCAAAGGCTTTTCTTTGCCCTTCACATGAATGTCCGGCAAGGACTTTAACACATATTTGCATTTTTCTGCGGTAGCTTGGCCTATTAGGATATTAACCCCGGCTTCTTTCGTGGCGGATTCCAGCCTGGCCGCGGTATTCACGCAGTCACCGATCCCGGTAAAGTCAAACCTTGTATTCGAGCCCATGTTGCCTACAACAGCCTTACCCGAATTCACACCTACGCCAATAGCCACCTCTACAGGCATCGTTTCATTAAGCTCTTTGATCCTTTTTTGTATCCTGACAGCCGCCTCCACCGCTCTGTCTTCGTGATCCTCCAAATCTAAAGGACAATTAAAAATTGCCATAGCGGCATCGCCGATAAATTTATCCACCATGCCTCCGGCGCGCTGAACTTCCTCAACTTGAACAGTCAGCGTAGCGTTCATAATTTTTGTAACCTCCGCAGGGCTTATCTGCTCACTTAAAGACGTGAAACCTCTCAAATCAGTGAACAAAAACGTGCAATAGCGCGTTTCTCCGCCTAGTTTCAGTAATTCCGGGTTTTTTTGAAGCCGCTGAACCTGTCTCGGGTCTAAATAATGCTCAAATTGCCGCTTAATCTGCAGTTTTTGCTGATACTCAACAATCATCCGCTGCGCCACACCCACTCCGCCCACAATGGCGGTAAAAAGGACCGGTAAAGCCGCATCCAGGAGCATTCCAAAGCGCAAAAAAGCCCATATAGAGGCTCCTGCAGTCAAAACTGCGGTACCCCCCAGGCCCGCAGGGACCCACATGACCTTCAAAAAATGGGTCAAAGCAATCGCGAGTAGCCCCAAGCTAAGAATAAGCACCATTTCTGCCGCCAAGGACCAATCGGGTCGTACGGGGGCCGTCCCATTCAGTAGCGTTTCAAATAAGGTGGCCTGAATCTGATGGGGGTACATCAACCCTCTTGGTGTAGGCACCAGTGGTGTGATACCTGCAGCGGTCACACCAACAAAGACTATGGTTTGTACTAACGGCTCCTGAGAAAACTCTGCTGACCAATCTATCCACACTCTTCCCGCCGCATCGGTATTTATTGTTTCAAAACTGGGCACTCGAACAGCCTGTATGCCGTTATCCCCCCCTCTTACCTGATAAGAAATATCACCAGCTAATCCTCGTAATACATCTAATCCGAGAGCAGGGTACAAAGATTCACCTACTCGAATTACCATCGGCACTCTACGGACAAGGCCATCTACCTCCGGAGCAGTGTTCACAATACCGGTGCCTATCGCGCGTTCTTGAAGAACGGGCACATTCGGCAAGATTCCAGGGTAATTTATAGCGTTCTCATGCACCGGCCCTAATGTGGCAACACCTATGGCCCAGCCATCTTGACGATCGGTATCCCCCGTTGCTACAGCAGACAAAAATGTCGGCATAGCATCCATGCTCTCAGCAAATTCAAAATCGCCGCCGAACCGATCTTCTTCTGGAAACAGTACCGAATATACGACTGCTGACGCGCCCGAATTAAGAAGATTCCTGTTTAGTTCTGCGAGCTGCTGACGAGGCCACGGCCATTGGCCGCCCCGTGCTAGCTCATTTTCATCAATGTTGTAGAGAGAGATAGTCTGACTTTCAGTGGATTCTTTTGAGGTCAGTAGCGCGTCGAAGTATTTAAGACGGATGGTTTCAATAGGCCACGGGTCCCAGGCCCGAAGGAGTAATACAACCGCCAACGCTGAAAGCGTCCATTTCAATGGACGTCAAACTCCCAAAAAGCAAGAATCGCGCTCCACGGGATTATCATTGGCGTGTTAGCTAAATGCTGTTCTTTTTCATATAAGTCGGTAGCAAGAACGACGCACTCGTCCGTCTCTTTAATTAAGTACCCCACTGTCGAACGAACAACGGGGCTAAAAGCAGGAGCCTCGGCTATTGAAAAGTCCTTTGTTTCTATCCAAGAGTCCTCCCAAAGAATCTCTGCGATAGAAAACCTCGGCGTATACTCTATTTTAGTATCAGTCATATTGAGTGACTGTAACAGTTTTATTACAACTCGACGTACAGTTCAGGACAACTGTATAGCCCTTGACCGTGGTCCCTGTCTGTGTGGCATTAACCGTATAGTTGCCCTGCTCCACTCGTATATTCCCAACGTGTGCGCCATCCCCGCTCTGGGTCAAATTCACAGTGGAATTGTCACTGGGGTTGTTTTTGAACTCGATGTCGCCGTCTTTGTTCCCGCTGCCTGACTGAGTGATGGTGGCATCGTTGTTGTTACAGTTGTTGCAGGACTTGATGTAGGCGTTGTG